CTCAGCAGAGCGAATGGTTCCTGCCACAGCTAAATTTTACGAGGGTGTCATCAACCAATCATTCACTCACGATGGCAATGAGGGTCTTGCAAGACACATCGCAAACTGTGTCACAAAACAATCAAGCCGAGGTGTGATGGTGGCCAAGGCATCTGCAAGGCGCAAGGTCGATGCCGCAGTTGCAGCAATCTTTGGCTATGACCGCGCCACGCAACCGCCACCGCCGAAGGCACCTGTGGCCCAATTCTTTTCAATACAAGTCTGAGAGGCGATATGAAGAAACTTGATGTGTCAATGCTTGTCGGTGTCAGTGGGTTAGTAATTGCCACGACAGGTCTTGCGATGTTTTCAATTCCTCTTGCTCTTGTCTGCTTGGGGTCATTTCTAGTTTGGATTACGGAGAAGGCTAACTGATGGGAATTTCAAAGCGCATTCGCATTCAAGGCGAGAAGCGACAGAATATGAACTCGCAATGGGTAGAGCCATTAGTTCCTGGTCGCCCTGCTTTTATGGCTCCATCAGGAGTCGATGTCACACCTGATTCAGCAATCAGAATGTCAACTGTTTATGCTTGTGTCCGTTTGCTTGGTGACACGATTTCATCGCTTCCTCTTGGCGCTTATGTTCGCAGAGGTCGCAACCGCATTTCTTATGCTGCTGTTTATGGCGAAACACCTGCTTGGGTCAATAGACCAAACCCTGAAGCCTCACGCATTGAGTTCTTTGAGCAAGTCTTAGCTTCTCTTAATCTTCACGGCAACGCCTACATTCTTACAGTGCGCGATGAGAACGATGAAGTCTTTGAACTTTATTGCTTAAATCCTCACGAAGTTCGCATTCGCAGACTTGGCCCAAATGAGCCTTTGGTTTATGAAATAACTATCCGCGAAGAAGGCGAAGTCAAAACTGAGATTCTGACCGGCAGAGAGATTCTGCATATCCCAATGTTTCGTCTGCCAGGATCACATTATGGTCTTGGCCCTGTTGCTGCTTGTCGCCTTTCAATAGGTGGAGCAATGGCAGCAGAAACTTATGCTGCTTCCTACTTTGGCAACGCTGCAAATCCTGGCGGAGTTATTGAGGTTCCAGGAGAGCTTACTCAAGAGCAGGCACAAGATATTGGCCGTGATTGGAATATCAGTCACACAGGCCCTTATCGCGCAGGCAAGATTGGCATTCTCTCAGGTGGAGCAGCCTTCAAGCCTTTGACCTTGAACGCATCTGATGCACAACTCCTAGAAGCTCGCAGATTTGGGGTTGAGGAAATCGGGAGAATCTTCCGTTGTCCAATCTCGCTTCTTGGTCATCCTGTTTCAGGCGCAATGTCATTTGCATCTGTTGAAGCTCAGAATCTTTCCTTTGTTCAACATAGCCTTCGCCCATTACTTGAGCGCCTAGAACAAAGCCTTTCAAACTTACTGCCTGAGCCTGATGGATTTATCAAGTTCAATCTTGATGCTCTTCTAAGAGGCACAACTCTTGAGCGATACGATGCCTACACAAAAGGCCTTCGTGAAGGTTTCTTATCTCTAAACGATGTTCGCTCAGTCGAAGACTTGTCGCCAATAGGTGAAGCAGGCGATCAGTTCCGCGTGCCTTTACAGAACATCGATGCCTCTGATGCTAAAGATGTCGGCCTAAATCTAAGAGCTGACATTGTGAGCAAACTTGTTCAAGTTGGCTTTGACCCTGAAGAAGTCCTCAAGGCGGTTGAGATGGTTCCTATTGCACACACAGGCGTTCCAAGTTCTCAACTTCAACCGATTTCACAGATTGACCCTAACGACCCTGCGGCTGCTTATGATGTTCGAGAGGCTCGCAATAATGGAACTGTTGTCAATGTTCCTGAGCCTGTCGTCAATGTAGCAGCTCCAAATGTGAACATCGAGCCTGCAATGGTTATGCTCGAATCACCTGAAGTTCGCGTTGAAGCTCCAACTGTCAATGTTGCCTCACCAACAGTTGAAGTCACAAATCAAATTGATAGGCGCAAGGTCAGAAAGAAAGTCATCCGCGATGGCGAAGGCAGAATCTCAGAAGTTATTGAAGAGTTTATTGAGGGGGATGAATAATGGCGACAGGTCTTAGCTCTTATCTAGCAAACAAATTCCTTGATGCCGTGGCAAATGCCACCTCCTACTCAGCAGCCAATGTCTATGTCAAACTCCACACAGGCGAGCCAGGAGCGAATGGAACTGCCAATGCTGCAACTGAAACAACTCGCAAAGAAGCAACTTTCTCATCTGCCTCAGCAGGTGCAATTGCATCTGATGCCGACATCACTTGGACAAACATTGCGGGTTCTCAAGATGCTACCAATTTTTCTGTTTGGGATAATCTTACTGCTGGCAATTTCTTATTTAGTGGCACTATCACTGGCAATGCTTATGTTGCAGGTGATACTTACACTATTCCAAGCGGTTCTCTAACTGCCTCGCTGACTTTGGCTTCCTAGTATGGCAGCCCAATTTCTTCTTGATGAAGGTGTCTTAGACACAGATTTACTTGGGCCAATCATCATTGTTTCGGCAAGTGCTGACCTTGGTGGAATATCATCAAGCGGAAGTTCATTAGTCACGCACCTCGTGACTATGCAAGCCGAACTTGGTGGCTTATCAGCAAATGCAAACACTCAGCCCGATACACCTGGCGGAGATGAAGGTGGAATAAGTCACGGCTTTGTTCAACCTTCTTTCCCACAAGTTATCCCACCGCAAGAAATAAAAATCTCAAAAATCTATGCAGGCGCAGTCGCAGGCTTAGGGGCGGTCAATGCAATTGCAATGTCTGAGATTTCCTTCTCGATAATGGAAGATGATGCAGAAGTTCTGCTTCTGATTTAGGAATCCAATGCCATATCTAATATCCGACAAGCAAAGTGATTGCCAAGGTTGGGCAACTGTCAAAGAAGAATCAGATGGTTCTTATACGACTATCGGTTGCCACGACAACAAGCAAGATGCCATTGACCAAATGGTTGCCGTCAGTATTTCTGAAGGTATTGAGCCAGGCGGAGAAGTTAGCAAACGCGCTCTTCCTGATAATTACAGACCAGCACTCTCAGAAGATGTGCCAGAAGGTAGAGCCTGTGGCAACTGCTACTTCTACAACGAAGCCAAGCAGAATGATGCAGGCAATAAGGCTTGGTGCGAACTTTGGGAAGATTTTGTTGATGGCGCTTACTACTGCAACAAATGGAAAGCAGATTCAGAAAATCGTCAAGTAGATTTAACAGTTCCCGCATTCATTCGCGCAAACGCAGAGCGCGGTTTGAAGTTAGTTCGAGAAGGTTTTGGGGGAGATGGTCTGACCGACACTGCAAAGCGCGAAGCGCGAGAAATGGCAGCAGGTCGAATAACAGAAAATAAAGTTCGCAAGATGGCACCTTGGTTTGCTCGTCATAAAGTTGACGGCCAAGCGCCAAAGAACAAAGACTCATCCGATCCTCAATATCCAGGCGCAGGTCTAGTGGCTTGGTTGATTTGGGGCGGAGATTCCAACTTCAGTGATAGAGCGCAAAATTGGGCGCAACGCAAGATTGATGCCCTCAATGCAGAAGCCGATTCAAGGAGCAAAATGGCAAAGAAAATTGAACGCCGCACTTATAGTGTGAGAGATGTAGAAGCGCGAGCAGATGATTCAGGGATGCGCCTCGCAGGATATGCAGCAGTCTTTGGTGACTCAAGCGTTCCTCTTCCCTTCAAGGAAAGCATTGCTGCGGGCGCTTTTAGAAAGACCTTGAGCGAAACTCCTGATGTGAGAATGTTAATCAATCACGAAGGTTTGCCAGTAGCTCGCACAAAGAACGACACCCTAAAACTCTATGAAGATGACCGAGGATTGCGCTTTGAAGCAGACCTTGCCGACACTCAAGAAGGGCGCGACATCTACGAACTCGTCAAGCGCGGAGATGTTGACCAAATGTCTTTCGCCTTCCGTGTTATCCGTCAAAGATGGAATGATGACCGAAGCCGCAGAGTCTTGACCGAGGTTTCTTTGGCAGATGGCGACATCTCTGTCGTGACTTATCCTGCCTATCCAACAACGACAGTTGAGGCTCGTGACCACATAAGGCAAGCAATGAAGGCACTCAAAGAAGGCCGCGACATTGACGAAGCAACGATGTCAGTCTTGCAATCAATCTTCAATGATATGAGCGAGGGTCACGAATACATTATGAAGGCTCTTGGAGTTTTTGACACCTTAATGAATGACCGCCAATATGGTGAGGATTATGAAATGGATGAAGACGAAGATGACAAGATGCGGGCGGTTGATGTTGTCGGAGATTTTGTCGAATGGGATTCATCGGGTGGAACTGCTCGCGGAAGAATTGTGCGCGTAGCAAGAGAAGGCAGCATCAATGTTCCAAATTCAGATTTTACAATCACCGCAGAAGAAGGCGATCCTGCGGTCTTAATTCGTCTATATCGTGAACTTCGTGATGGCTATGTTGCAACTGACACTCTTGTTGGTCACAAGGCATCAGAACTTCGCGCCATTGACCCACTACCTGAACCAAGTGAAGAAGCAGGTCGCAAGATTTCTTTGCGCCTAGCTCAAGCAATAATCAATTCAACAAAATAAGTTTCTGCTCAACAGAGCAGATTGAAGTCGGAGCCAACCTCGCACCCCGTTAAGCGCCGCGAGCATCTTGGCCACCACCTCGAAAACCTAATCATAAGGAGCAAAACTCAATGTCATATTTTGACAAAGTAGTCGAGCGCCGTGATGCAGTCAAGGCAGAGATGGATGCAGTTCTTGAGGCAGTTGCCACAGAGAACCGCACCGATCTGACCACAGAGGAAACCGCTAAGGTTGATGCTCTAGTTGCTGAATCCCGCACACTCGATGAGAAAATTGAAAAACTGACTGCACAAGCAACAGC